CATGCTTCTTGTGCATTGTCGTAAGCGATGGCTGAGCCCTCGTTCTTGACAGGTGCGGCAGAGAAGCCGGACAGCTTGGTTTCTTCTTCAAACGAACGCTCAGAAGTCTCGGTTTCGTAGATTTCTTTGTGTTCTTCGCCGTAGCGAGCGTACTCCATACCGAACAAAGCGTTCAGACCGGGGAGCAACTCTTTCAGCAGTTGTGCGCGTGAAATAGCCATGATTTAGCTCCTTGATTAAACGCCAGAAGCGATAGTGGTTGTGTGAATCTCAAAGTTCCAACGAACGATGAGTTCTGGGAAGACAACGTTGCCAGAACCGTTAACGTATGAAGTCTCATAGACAACATCGACAACATTCATTGGCAGTGTGCCTGTGGTTGCAGATGATGCAACAGCTACGCGGCTATTGCCAGTAGTTGTCAAACCAGTGTTCTGCACCAATGCTACGTTAGTACCAATAACGGCAAATTGCGTAGTACTGGAAGGCAGCAAGCCAGAGGTGGCATCATCAGGCGTAGCGCCAGTAGCGATCACAGCCTTAAACAGCGTGTCGGGGTCATTACTTACATAAGCAGTAATGTACGTACCGGTTGGCGCTGCTGTATTAGCTGGGAAATACTGAGCAAAAATGGTCTGGCCTTGCGAGTTAACGTAAGAACATCCCAAGAAAACACCAATGATCTGTGAGGTTGTCACAGTTGCACGGGCGGTTGTAATGGCAGATTTGATAATCGTGCCATCGTTAATCATCTCAATGGGGTCACCATAGAAGATGCTAGTGTTGTACGCCGAAGCAATACGGTACTGACGAGTGGCACCTGCAAAAGGTGTACCGCCGTACAGATTGATCGGCTTCAGCCCGTAAGGGGCGTTTACCGTTGGAAAAGCCATTTGAAAGACTCCTAAAATTTAAGAACCAGAACCGAAAGTGACCTTGGTTTTCTTTTCTGAGAAAAGAGGCATCCTTGGATCACTATCACGAAGGAAATTGTTGTCTACGGATTCCATTTGAGCCTTGTTTTGGTCAGCGTAGTACGCTGCCCGCTGTTGCAAGAACTCTGATGGGATGCGGCAGAGCAACAAGCCACCTACTTCAACGTTGCCTTTAAAGCGACCTTCAGTAGTTGCGTGCATCATTAGCTCGGGATACTCCTCTGCTTTGCAGGGTTCATATCCTTCGCGCAACTTTGAAGAAATATTGCTGGGATCAGCAGTTCCTAATGTACTCAAGCGCACCCATCGGTGTGTCCAGCCCGGACGGTGATCCGGGGCGGGTAAGGTCTCTGGAGGACGCCACGCTGTTGGGCGCTGCATCACTGTACGAGAATCTACTTCACGCGACGAACGATTTTGTGCCTTATCGGCAACTTGAACTTTTTCCATTATTGACCTCTTCTAAGTTGAGCAACCTGTTTTGCGTATTCTTCCAAGGGCACCCCAAGTCTGCGAGCAATCGCAGCTTCTGATGCCTTTAATTTGATACGGTTAGGCGGAGTACTCCGTGTAGCCGGGGCTACAGGCGAAGTAATTCTTGTTGCACGGCGCGGGGTTTCATCATCCTCGTCAACCGGTTCTGACTTTCTTGTGGAGGAGTCGTCTTCCTCATAGCTCTGGTCACTTTCAAAGTGCTCAGGAAATCTTTTGCGCATCGTTTTGTCGATGGTTTTGAAGTACTCTTCAGTACCTACATATTCCGCACCATACTCCCTTTGTAAACGCTTGTCAATGCCCATAGCGGCCATTGTCATTTCTTCGTCTTTACCCCACCAATCGCTGTTGGAATCTACCCACTTCTGGGTACGGGGGGTTACTCGGGGGGCCTGTTGCTTAGTAGGAGCTTCAAATTCCCTATCGTCCACCTCGATGGGCCTCATGCCGGAAGCTTTATCCAGTTTGAGCGTAGCCTTGGCAATAGTTGCTTGAGCTTCCGCCAGCGCATCTACGTCCCCAGCTTCATAGGCTTCTTTGTAAGCTTTCTTGGCGTTAACCAATTCGACTTCCGCAGTAGTCTGTGACTGCTCAATAAAGGCTTTGCTTCCGTGTGAAAGCTGCTGTTGAAGGCGTTTGTTTTCCTCGTAAACCTGCTTGGCGTAGGCTTCAGCGGCTTCTCGCTCGCGCAGGGCTTCCTCTTTGGCACGACGCTCGTCGTGATAGCCACGGGTAAATTTCTTAATCCGGGCCTGTACTTTCTCGTCATACGAGGCTAATTCATCGTCGGTCGGGTCTTCCACCGGCTCTTTCATGGGCTTGCGGCCACGATCTTCGGGTGGGGTATCGTCCTCGATTTCTACTTCAAACTTGTCTTTAGCAGCAGCCTTGGCGTCCTTTTCATCAGGAAACTCGTAAACTTCTTCATTAAATTTTTGTGTTGCCATGTGTTACTCCTTATGCAGCTCGTGTGATGCCACGGGGGTCTTCCACAACAGCCTCAACCGAATCATCATTGATGATGCGGAATTCACGGCCATGAATCTTCAAGCGAGTGCCTGAATTTGGGCGGACGATGACAAAGTCACCTTCCTTACAGCTCGGCCCACTGGGGAACCGGGTAGTGTCTTTGTAAGCGTCTGGGCCTAGTTTGACCACGAACAGCACAGGAGTGAGCACTTCTTCGTAGTGCATGGACTGGCTGGATTTCACAATCCCAATCTCGCTGTCTGAGTACTCTTCCATCGCCTCGGGGACAACAGTCAAGATATGGAAGCGTTGGGGGTCAGGCAATTGCTTGGCTTTTTGTTCTGCGGTGGTATTCAAAATACCGGACAGATCAACTGCCGCAACGTCAAATTCAGTCGTCATTGTGGTTCCTTTGCACTAGCTCGTTGATGATGTTTTCTGCGTAGTTCAGACCTAGGATGACTCCGCAGACTCTCCGATATTCCTCAATGTGGTCGCAACGTCCAGCAGCAGCGTAAGCTTCACGTTCCTGCTTTAACTTATTGATTTCACTGATGATTACGGATAGCAGTTTGTGTTCGTTCACTTACTCTCCTTCTTGCTGGGCTGATTTCGTTGCGCTGCCCGTTGCGCATTTTGCATGGCCATTTGAGCGCGGTGTTTTGCAGCGTCTATGCCCATACGAACTCCTTCCATCTCCATTTGTTTGGAGAGCTTGTCTTTTGCAGCGGCTGCGGTGGCTCCCACTTGCATTGCCGCGATTTCTTTCTGCGCCTCGATGCGGGCTTCTTCGATACGAAGCTGGTCTGCTTTGGCAGCAGCGTCGATCTGTTGCTTTTGCTGCTTGAGCTTCAAGTCCTCCATCTTGATCTGGAGTTCTTGCATCTGCATCTGGACGATGGGGTCCTGCATCTGCTGTTGAGCTTGCTGCTGCTGGGCTTCTTGTTGCGCTTGTTGTGTGAGCTTTTGTGAGGCTTGAGCCACCATCATGGCGATCTGATCGGCGATTTCTGGGGGAACCTGCTTGTTCTGCTCCTCGTTTGGCAGCGGCATACCCATCGCCATCTCGACCTGCTTGCGATACTCGAACGCCATGTGCTCGTTGATGTGGGCCATTGCTGCGGCCATGATCGCCTGCGCCTGTGGGTTCATCTGCATCATCTGCTGAATCTTGGGGTTCTGGATCGCAGCCATGTGTGCCTGAATGTGGGCTTCATGATTCTGCTCAACAAACGCCTTGACTGGCTTCATAGTCAGCAGGTTCTGGTTCTCCTGCACTGGGTCGGTTGGCGTCGCATCGTCCTCGGTGGGCACGAGCTTGGACGCATTCTTGATACCCAGCACTTCAATCATCTGACGGTGCAACAAGGGCAGGTCATACAACTGAGGGGCTTGCTGGGACAACTGAAGAACAGCCTGATACTGCACGATCTTCTGGGCCATCGTTGCAGCGTTGGGGTCGCTCACTGGGATCACGTCCACAGAGTCGTAGTCTGCTTTCTTCGCCTTGCGGCCAGCGTCTTCTGGCTCGTACTCATACTCCTCGGGGGTGTAGTCGGCGATGATGACCTTCAACAGTTTGAATTCCTGCTTCATGGTGTAGTGCAGACGCGCTTGCACCGCAGTCATCACTTTGAGAGTGCGCTCCAACAGGGCCAAAGTCGTACCCACTGGGGCTTGGCTGGACATGTCGGACACGTTCATGTCACCACTTGAAGCAAACTGACGGCCCTCAGTCACGATGTTTTGGAACAGCGCAAACAGAACTTGTGAGGGTTCTTTGTACGGCAGGGGCAGAATGTTGTCGCGGATGGAACCGCTTGGAACGTCTACGTCTCGGAACTCTCCGGGCTGGATAGGTGTATCGTCACCTTTGACGCGGAGACCACGAGATTTGAGACCCCCGGGTAAGTTCGAAAGTGTTCCTGCATCCACGAGTTGACGGATGAGCATCGTCGCGCTCTTCGCGTACCCCCCGATAAGGTGGATAAGGCCGTAACCATAGAAGCCAAAACCGGGGATGTACTGGTAGTGAACAAAGTGCTGTCGTTTTGTGTGGAGCTTATCTCCCTCATACCAATTCCTCCGTATGGCCAGCACCTTGCGTGTGCCTTTCTCGATTGTCACAACGTATGGCAGGGCGATACCTGTCAGACGACCCTTTTTATCTGTGTGCTCGAACCCACTCAGGTCCAAGTCAACGTGCATCTCAAGCACTCGGTAGCGATCATCTTGGAGTGCGCTCAGGCCCATCTCCTCGGCCTTTTGCTTCTCGACGTCGTCTAATTCATAGCTTGGCTCGCCCAGCTCTACGTCCATGTAGAACCCAGCCTCCATCAGCTTGGTCATCTCGTTCTCGGTCTTACGCATGACATGCGTGACCCGCTCCGCAGACTCCAGATTGGACGCGCCATAAGGAACAACGATGTCCTCGGCGGGGATGAACACAGCAGCCTGACGGCCTTTGGCTGGGTCAAAGTAAATCTTCTTGAACGCTGAGCCCGTGATGGGCAAGTTCCACAACATCTTCTCGTGCTCTGGGCGGTACTCGACCATCACTTCAGTCAGTTGGTAGTTCATGTCCTCGCGCACGCGAGCGGCGGCTTCTTCACGCAGCACGTCGATGGCCCCAACGATCTGGGTCTTGACTGGCCCCATTGCTGGGAACGTCTCCATCATCGCCTCTGACTGGAAGCGCACAACTGACTCAGTGAGCATCGGGTGGAACACGCCACACGCACCCTGCCAAGGCTCAGTCCGGTCCTCGTACTTCAAGCCCAGCAACTTCAGGCCGTCTACATACGTCTGAATCCAATCTCTACGGTCTTGGGTGTCCTTACCAAAATCTTCAACTAGGTCCATACCCAGCGACTGCAAGTCACTGTCGTCCATGAACTCAGCCAAGTTAGCATCAAATTCTTCCGCTGTGCCCTTGGTCTCTTCTTCTACGGCCTCACCGTTTTCTTCGGGCTCCAGCTCAATCTCAATCTCGATGTCCGGTGCAGGGGCTAGGTCAGCCAAACCCATTGGGGCTGCATATAAACCTTTGTCAATTCCGCTTGTTGCCATGATGTGTCCTTACACTGTGTAGTACCGCTCTCTGCGGTGGCTTTTGAACCATTGAATCTCTTCGGGCTCGTCGATAGGCAAACGTAGGAAGCCCCCAGCCCGGAATCTCATGAGGGCCAGAGTTGTTGCGTCAACCAAGTCATCGTGCTCGCCTGACGGGAACATAGCAATCTCGTCCACTAACTCTTCAGCCCAACGGGTCTTTGGAACCCATACTTTTCCAGACGCAATTATGTCCGAGACTGAGTTCAAGCGGGCGATTTTGTCCTGACCTTTACTTGGGGTGTACTCCTGCACGGGTATGCCCATCGCTCTCAACTCATAGATCAGCGGCGCACCCGTCGCTTTCTTCTCAATCAGCAGCCCGTCTGGTTCATACATGTTGTACTCAGCCAGCACATCTCGTTTCAACTCAATCCACTCGACACGCTTCTTATATGTGTTGAGCAAGATGAGGTTCTTGGTCTGGTCCTTGTGGTAAGTGAACACCCCCCACGTCGTGCCCGCAGAATAGTCAGCCCGTTGGTTTTTCTCAAAGGCCGTGTCCCATGTCTGGAGGATGTACTCACACTGGGGTGGGTCGTCCTCCTCCCACCACTTCCACCAGTCGCGCTTCACAATAGCTGACTCGTTGCCCACTGGGTTCTGCTGGTACTGGGCTTGCCATTTTGAGTTGGGCAATTCCTCCCGCAGGGCTTCCAATTCGTCAAACGCCCAAAACTCTGGCCATAGGGGATTACCCGAAGGCAGGATCGCCGGGAACTCAATGACTTCCCACTCTTCACCGTTACGTGCAGCGGCTGCTTTCAGCACTTGGCCAGTCAAATCTCGCTGTGCCCAGCGTGTCATCACGATCACAATCGCCCCGCCCGGTTGTAGACGTTGCCGTGGCCCGGATGTGTACCACTCATACACCTTGTCATACACATCGGGGTTGCTTGCGGCCATCGCAGCCTCTTGTTCCGAGTGCGGGTCATCAATAATCAGCACATCAGCGCCTTTACCGGTCACCGCACCGCCCACACCGATCGCAAAATAGTCGCCGCCCTTGGATGTGTTCCACCGGCCAGCCGCTTTTGAGTCACTTTGCAGGTGTAAGTCCGGAAAAATGTTGTGATAGACCTCGGAATCGACCAAATTTCGCACTTTTCGACCGAAACCCACCGCCAATTCAGCGGTGTGGGACGCTTGAATCACTTTTTTGTGTGGAAATTGGCCCAAAAACCAAGCCGGGAGCAGGTATGAGGCAAATTCTGACTTGGTATGGCGGGGCGGCATGTTGATGATGAGCCGTTTGCACTCACCTCTGGCCACTCGCTCAAACGCTTCGGCCATTCTTTTGTGGTGACGGCCCGAAATGAAGGTGGGCCACACCTTTTCTACGAACTTAATGAACTTCTTTTGGACCAGCTCACGTTCTTTGAGCTTCTCAAGTTTGGTTAGCTGTGTCTCTAGTACCCGTAAGTCGGACTCCGACAGCTTGCCAGAGGCAATCAGCGTCTCAATGTCCTTTAGGGAAATGTTACTCATCTTTTTGTACGTCAGTTTCCAAGTTTTGGGGGGTTTCGTCAAAACCGGCAAGAAGTACCTCTTCCGGTGTTTGCTCTTTTGGTTTCCCCAATTGGGCATCTAGATCGTCAAGTGGGGTCACGTCCGTTACGTCTGAGTTCAACAGCCGCTTGATCCGTTCCTTGATTGAACTCTCCAGCGCAGAGGAAGTTGTGTGGTGGACGGTGATCTCGCTGCGTTCGGTGAAGAGGCCAATGTCCGAGTGCTTGCCCAAAAGCTCCAGAGCTTTCAGTTCAATCTTCGGGTCGCCGTTGTCAGCCAGCTCAATGAGCTTGTTTGTTATGAAATTGCGGGCTTGGAGTGCATCTGAGAACGCTTGGAAGTCGAAGCGTTTTACCAAATGATGTGCCGCCGCTGCTTCTGTTGACTTAGAGATAGTGCGGGGTGCGTTTGGCTTTTGCGCACCGGTCATCAGGTCACCGACTTTGTGCAAGTCGTTGTCGTCGAAATCAATGCTGGGGCCGAGTTCTTCGATCAGGTCTACGGTATTCACAGCGATGGCTATGCTATCCGCATGAGTTTTTGGCTGCTCATCGGACAGATCAAATGGAACAGGGTGTTCCGTCGTAGGTTCAAGTCTAATCATGGCACTCCGTAAAGAGGGGCGTTGGTGGCCCTAAGCGGCTCCGGGCGCTGGTACAACCTATCGGGCAAGCTCTCTCACCGTGCCTAAGTACCTTGCTTTCACCAACGCGCCGAATGTAACAGAAAA